CCAGGACATGGCGCAGATAAAAAAGGCAAAGCAGAGCAAGCCGATAATAGAAAAAGTATTGTAGGTTCAAGATAAGATGAAATATCTTCGTGAGCACTTGAGTTTTGATCAAGCTCAGATTACCCTCTTAGAAAGCGATGACAAAGAGGGTAAGAGTCTATATATGAGTGGTATTTGCATTCAAGGAGGAATCCGTAATGCAAACCAACGTATATATCCTGTACATGAAATTAGCAAGGCTGTCGAAACCCTAAACGATCAGTGTGCCGGTGGATACTCAGTACTCGGCGAAGTAGATCATCCAGACGACCTAAAAATTAACTTGGACCGTGTTAGCCACATGATAACGCAAATGTGGATGGACGGTCCTAATGGTTATGGAAAGTTGAAAATTCTACCTACACCTATGGGCAACCTTGTTAAAAGCATGGTTCAAAGTGGCGTGAAGTTAGGAGTATCAAGTCGTGGATCTGGAAACGTCCGTGAGGACGGTTCCGGTGAAGTGTCAGATTTTGAGATTATCACAGTGGATGTGGTAGCTCAACCAAGTGCCCCGGGGGCCTACCCTACAGCAATATATGAACATCTCATGAACACTCGAGGTGGTAATAGAGCCGTTCGCATAGCGAATGAAGTTCAGGGTGATCCTAAGGCACAGCGTTATCTCAAAGAGAGCTTATTATCTGTAATAAGCAAGCTCCAATAAAGAGGAGAATCACATGTTGGATGCATTAAAAACGTTAATTGAGAATAATGTGATTTCTGAAGAGACTAAAGTGGCTATTGAGTCAGCTTGGGAATCTCGTATTACCGAGAACCGTGAACAAGTTACTCAACAACTACGCGAAGAATTTGCTCAACGTTATGAGCACGATAAGGCCACAATGGTAGAAGCTGTTGACAGAATGTTAACAGATTCACTATCAGCTGAAATCGTAGAATTTGAAGAAGATCGTCGTCAATTAGCAGAAGCTAAGGCAAAGTATGCAGTAAAAATGCATCAAGCTGGCAACGTAATGAAGGAATTCGTTACACGTCAACTAGCCTCAGAAGTTCGCGAGTTACATGAAGATCAAATTCAAATGGCTCAGAAGTTTGGTAAACTAGAAGAATTCGTAGTAGAAGCTCTAGCTCAAGAAATTGCAGAATTTTATAAAGACAAAACCGACCTAGCAGAAACTAAAGTTCGTTTAGTTCGCGAAGGCCGTGAAGCATTAGCACAAATGAAAACAAAATTTGTACAACGTGCCGCTAAGATGGTTGAAAATATAGTTGAAACTAATCTATCAAAAGAGATTAATCAACTTAAAGAAGACATCGATGCTGCTCGCAAGGCAGATTTTGGTCGTAAGTTATTCGAAGCATTTGCTAATGAATATCAAACCAGTTATCTTTCTGAGAAATCAGAAACCAGTAAATTGCTCAAAGTTATAAACTTGAAAGATCTAGAAATTGCAGAAGCTCAACACGCTGTGGCCCAAGCAAAACAGATCGCAGAAAGCAAACACTCAGAGGCTCGTGCTCTTAAAGAAAGTATTGAGCGCCAAAAAATTATGCATGAATTGTTAAATCCTTTATCTAAGGAACAACAAGGCATCATGACAGAATTGTTGGAAAGTGTACACACTGTAAAACTTGAAAATAGTTTTAACAAATACCTTCCCGCAGTAATTGAAGGCAAAGCACCGCAGAAGAAACAGGCACTAGTAGAGGCTAAAGAAATTACAGGCAACAAAATAAGTAACAGCGTAGGTAGTGGCGAGAACGAGTCATCAAATAATATTGTTGATATACGTAGGCTCGCAGGATTAAAAATTTAAGGAGAATTTAAATGTCAGAACTACTACATGGCCGCTGGACAGAAACTAAGGAAGCCCTATTAGAAGGCTTATCAGGCACAAAAAAATCAGTAATGGGTGTAACACTAGAAAATACTCGTAAGTATCTACTAGAAAGTCCATCAGCTGGTGCCACTTCTGCCGGCAACGTCGCAACATTAAACCGCGTGATTCTTCCAGTGATTCGTCGCGTTATGCCAACCGTTATTGCTAACGAGTTAGTTGGTGTACAACCAATGACTGGCCCAGTGGGTCAAATCCATACTCTACGTGTTCGTTATGCAGATAACGGTGACGGCGTAGTAGCAGGTGAAGAAGCACTAAGTCCATTCAAAATTGCTGAAGCTTATTCCGGTAATAATACCGCGAGTAATCCTAAAGCAGCTTCTACAGCAACTCTTGAAGGTGCTGCTGGTAAGCGTATGTCTATTCAAATCTTGAAACAGACAGTCGAAGCTAAGTCACGCAAGCTATCAGCTCGCTGGACATTTGAAGCTGCTCAAGACGCACAAGCCCAACAAGGCATTGACGTTGAAGCAGAAATCATGGCTGCTCTAGCACAAGAAATTACAGCTGAAATTGACCAAGAGATTCTAGCTAGCCTATCATCTCTAGCCGGTACAGCTACAGAACTATATGACCAAAGTGCTGTTTCAGGTACAGCTACATTCGTTGGTGACGAACACGCTGCTCTAGCTGTTCAGATCAATCGTGTAAGCAACTTGATCGCCCAGCGTACACGTCGTGGTGCTGGTAACTGGGCTGTAGTAAGTCCATTTGCTTTAACAATTCTACAAAGTGCTACTACTTCTGCTTTTGCTCGCACAACAGAAGGTACATTCGAAGCTCCAACAAACACCAAGTTCGTTGGTACATTGAACAGCGCAATGAAGATTTATGTTAACACATACGCAACCGATTCAACTGATATTCTTATTGGTTACAAAGGTTCTAGCGAAAGTGATGCAGCAGCATTCTATTGCCCATACATTCCATTGATGAGCAGTGGTGTTGTTCTTGACCCAGCAACATTTGAACCAGTCGTATCATTCATGACACGTTATGGTTATGTTGAGTTGTCAAACGTAGCTTCTTCTCTAGGTAATGCAGCTGACTATCTAGGTAAAGTTGGTCTAAGCACAACTTACACTAGCGTTAAGTTTAGCTAATCAACATACCGAGAGGTTGTTAATCATAAAAGGCTCTTCGGAGCCTTTTTTTGTTGTGCATAAATACATAGTACGATTCACATGGTGTGAGTTTTATGCGGAAATCCAACCGCGTACAGCCTAGAACGCTGTTTTTCTATAAGGAGAAAATAAAATGGGACGTCCTTTAAGTAAAAAATATTTTGCCAACACAAACTATGCAAAATTTGGCACGGCAAATGTTGGCGGTGAGAGCGCAGCCAGTGTAGCAGTGTCAGGCGTATTCGGTGGCAAAACACCCGGTACATATACAATCCCAGCAAGTGTGATCAGTGCCCCACAAATTACTGGTGGTGTAAAACCAACAATGACTTTAACATACGTAACTTCCACTACTGCTACAGTTGCAGTGGTTACATCAGGTTCTGGTTATACTGGCACAGTGACCATCAGTGGTGCCGCACTACAAGCATTAGGTGGTGCTGGTACAGGTACTATTGTACTAACAGCAACAATGACAACTACTCGTCAAAACGGTATTGTGTGCGAAGCACAAATTGGTGCTGGCGGTAGTGAACTTACTACTGGCGACGTTATTAAACAAGTTAGTAGCCGCCGCTATAAAGTTCAAACTACTGACGGTGTAGCAGTTTGTAAATTAGTTACAACAGAAGCTAAAGGTGCAAATGAAATGTCAATTAAAGCCACCGACAGCGCAGGTAACACATACTTTGTTGCTAAACTAACAGCACGTAAAGCTGTACTAGTTCCTGCGGCCAACGTTCACGGCGGTGTGACAACTATTGGTTCGCAATTTGTTTCAGGTACAACTGCTAAATGGACTTTTGGTAGTGCCGTAGTTAATACTACAGTGACTATTGAAAATCAATAATCAATAATTAGGAACGGGGACTTCGGTCCCCATTAAGGATAAACATGGCAAAGATAGTAAGAGTTAATACTGGAGGATCAAACAGCTATGCTGGAGATTCAGCTGCCTATAAAATTGTTGTTGATTCAGGTGGTAAAATTGTTTTTAACACAGGAAATCAACTAGGCGACGTTGTTATAACAGGTAGTTTGACTGTTCTTGGAACAACTACATCTCTTGAAACAACAAATACTCAAATTAGTGACAACATCATTGTACTAAACAAAGGTGAAGATGGTGCAGGAGTTACACTGGGTACTAGCGGATTAGAAATTGATAGAGGATCTGTTCCTGCTGCTCGTTGGGTATATGAAGACAGTGGCGATCTTGCAGCAGTACCTAATGTTTGGCGGGCAAAATATGCTACCACTGAAGCATTTATACCAATTGCTACCAATTATATTTGGACCGACGAAGGCAACTTGACATTAATTGGTCAAGGCACAGGTGTAATCACTGTTACTGGTACCACAGACTACGAAAGTCAAGTTACTAGTGATGATGTGATACCAAATAAGAAATATGTTGATGACTATGTTGCCTACTACGTTGCAACACACCCACCCGATGAAATTATTGATGCTGATACTAGAGTTACAGTTAGTGATTTTGCTACATCAGGCAGTCCAAGTCAAGTTGAGTTCGTAGTAAATAATATTGTAAAAAGTACAATTGATGCAAATGGATTTGTAGCTGGCACTGTAAGACTCGAAGGAAACACAATTAGTGAAGATACTAGTGATACATTGCATATTGATGCATACCTAGCGTTGGACAATAGAGTAACAACTCCGTCAACACCTAGTACTAATGTAAAATTATATTCTACAGCAACTCCAGGTAATGGAGGAACTGGTGTATACTTTGTTAATACTGAAGGTACCAATGACGAATTAATCAGCAAGACCAAAGCACTTTTATTTGCTTTAATATTGTAAGGAAAAATAATGGCTTTAGTAAGCACAATTTTAACAAACTCAGCACTGCCAATCAGCGATGATCTAGCTTCATCTTCAGCTGTGACTGTGATGCTATTTTGTAACTATAACACGCCAAGCAGCGTTGACAGTGCGTTAGGTAGACAGTGGTTAGAAGTATATGCAGTAAAAGATGGTGACAGTCCAGGTACTGCAAATAAATTAATGCATCGAGTACCATTGGATGCAGGCGACACTTTTACGTTTAGTACTGAAAGAATTGTTTTAGATGCACATGATAGAATACATGCTAATACTCTAGGACAAGGTGTTGCAAGTGTAATCATGGGGGGAGCAGGCAGCTCGTACGTCAATGGCGATCCAATTTACTTTTCTGACCCAGATTTTTCTGAAGGTGTAACTGCTACAGGTTATGCACTAGTAACTGGAGGAGCAGTAACTGGAGTTTATATTACAGAAGCTGGATCAGGATACATTACTCCTCCGTCGATTGATTTTACACAATCTGGTAATGGTCTAGCAACTGGGACCGCAGTATTATCAAGCACAAGTCAAGTTACTTGTACAACTAGCTATGTGTTAATCTAATTATGAAATATATCCGTAGACAAAACCTTAATCAACAAAATGCACTTGATAAGAAAGTTCTAATAAAACCTAATGGTGATATTGAATTTAATCCAACAACTAGTGTAACTGTCAACGGGGAATTTATCACAGTAGGCAACCAAGCTGCCGGCCCCGAAGTTACGAATGTAATGTATGTTACCGTAGACGGTGACGATGATAATGATGGATTCGGCGAAGGTCCTCGACAGGCCAAGAGAACTATTAAATCAGCTTGTGAAGTAGCACAAGAGGGTACTACTATTTTTGTCAGAAGCGGAGAATACTACGAAGACAATCCTGTTAGAATTCCACCTAAAGTAAGTATTATTGGCGACAATCTGCGTAGAACAATTATAAAACCATTAAACGGCACAACTAAATGGAACATAACTTTTGTTGAAAGAATTGACGGCGTTGTCACTATTACCACAGA